AATTATCCTAAACATAACGATGTGCGAAACTTTCTGAGAACATTAGACCGTATTCTATATCATCTAGACTTTCATTCAACTTATTCAGAATTGAAAGGCGATGAAAAAGATGTTTGGTTGAAACTCAGATATATTGAGCAATGGTATCTAGCAGACAGTTACGTCGGAATTAAAATGAGATATCCAGAACTTGATGAGAACAATTAATATGGGATTTGCATTAAATTTAATTCTTATAGCCTGGAACACTCATTAATAAGTTCATGGAAATGAATGAATTTGACGATTGAGTTACTATAGTCTGTTGCAATTTTAGGAACACTCATTAATATGGAATTTCATGTATATTGATTCAAGAACTCTATTTCCAGTTATATCAAGCTTTAGAGGAAATTACAGTTTTCTGAGTAACTTCTATATTGCGAATTGTCGTATTGATGATAGAGTTTATCCATCTAGCGAACATGCATATATGAGTTTCAAATCTGATGACATTGAATGGAAGAATATATGCACTCAAAGGCACATATCTCCAGGAAAAATTAAAAGACTTAGCAAAAGTGTCGATTTGCCTTCAAACTGGGAAACCACTGGTAAAATTTATGCTATGCAAGCCGCAGTGTTTGCAAAATTCACACAAAACGAAGATCTTAAAAAGAGACTGATGGACACTGGAGATGCGTTCATAGTCGAAGAAAACGATTGGAAAGATACATTTTGGGGCGTATGTTCAAAGTCTCGAAAAGGACATAACTACCTTGGTGGCATTCTAATGACACTTAGAGAAAATTTTAGAAAAGAAGGAAATTAAGATGAAACTATCGTTGAAAAAATCAGAAGCAATTCAAAGAGAAATCGACTCTGCTATCAAAAAAATTGATTTAGTTGGTGCTGCTAACGTATCAGTTTTTGATGAAAATGTAGAGAAGACTGTATTCGAACGGCATGTTGCTTTATCCAGCAACTATGCTAGAGTTGAAGCACTACTGGACGCAAAAGAGGAAATTCGAAATAGCGTCTATTCTGCAAATCACAATACTGGACTTTACAAGATTCGAATTAATGTGACAAATTATATCGATTTGTCAGAACAGACAGTAGCGACCCTCAATGAGGAAGTCCTACTCTAGGAAGACTCTTACGAGAGTTTTCCGTTGTATGGAGAATTGAGTTTAATTGATCAGCGAGATTTCTTATAGAAATTCTTGCGCATAAAAAGTCTGAATCGACAAAAAATAAAGAAATATTGCACTTTGTAAATCGACTCAGAACTATTTGTCTATTGCTCTTTGCATATTGCTAAGAAACGGAGATATTCCATCACGTTCTGCATATTGCTTGTTCAATTCTTCATACATTTATAATTTGGAAACGTGGCAGAGTGGTCTATTGCAGGTGGTTGCTAACCACCCGGGCTCATTAATGGGTCCCGTGGGTTCAAATCCCACCGTTTCCGCCAAAATAAAGTTTGCGATTCCTTTTCATGTGTGATAATCTGTAATAGAAATAGAAATAGAAACATATGTGAAAGATGAATATGAGCAAAATTGATGTAGAGAATAAACTTCGGCGACTAAACTTCATTATGAGTTGTCGCGAAGATATTCTTCGAATGACTGTGAACAACGATGCTCCAGAATTGCAGCATATGTTGCGAGTGTTGAACTTACTTAAAACTCATGCAAGTTTCACAATTGGTTATCCTACATATGAAGATGCTGTAGAATTTTATAATAACACTCTATTTACTTTAGAAGAGACTCAAATGTATTGTCGCCTTTCCGAATGTGGAAAGCGTCCTAAGCCTTATGAGCAACTAAAGAGTGAATATTCTGAGGAATTCAAACGACTATCAAAATTGAATCAATAATATAAGGCAATAACGTGCAAACTTATGCAAAAACTGTTAAAGTGAAACATTATAGACGAAAAGATACCGATTATATCACTGGTACAACTTTTTTCGGAAAGGGCAAATTCAAATCCAAGATATGTTGGTTTAGACCAAGTACAATGAAAGAAAGACTAGAGGCAACATAATTTGTTGCCTTTTTTCTTGACATAATGAGAATCGTGTTATATTTTAATCGTATAGAAACAATACAGAAAGAGAGTTAATATGACTTTTATTGAAGCAGTTAAAGCCGGATATGGATTTAAAATCATGGTGGATGCTGATGATAAGAATAAAGTACACCGTTGATGTCGCTAATCCAAAAGGCGATTACATAGTAAATTGGACTTTCGACAATGAAACCTTTGGAGTAGACGTTTTAGATAGCATCATGATTTATCTCAGTTTAGAAAATAGTCTTGATCTCTAAAGTCTAGAGCGTTATACTAGATAAGTAAGTTAACAGAAAGAGAGTTAATATGTCCAGCACCGTAGTTTTTCAAAGTGTCAATGGCAGAGTAATCGAAAATAGAATTGCTAAAACTGGCATTCTAGATGGTTTTGTCCAATATCGTGCTGAACCGCTGAACAAAGGGCCAGTTCCTCCAGCAAACTTTCCAAGCTATGTGGAAGCCGTGGAATACTTGAACTCATAAGGAAATAATATGAAATTTCAACAATTTGCTCTAGATGATAGAGTTCAACTACATTCTTTGGGAACAAATAGTTCTCTAAATGGAAGAAAAGGTACAATTCATGGTACTTCTTCTCAATATGGAAATTCGTATATCTATATCGTTCATTTGGACGAAATTTATCATATGAATCGATCCGTCACAATACCGTGTGTATGTCTAAAACTTGAAGGAACATAATATGAAAAGAATTTTTGGTGAAATTGATAAGGACGTAGCAGTATATCTCGCTTTCTTTGAAAGCGATGGTCGCCCAGTGATTGAGGCACATATTCAGTTTCGTAAATTCGATAATAAAGTATTCTGTAAAGAATTTTCAATGGAAGAATATGGCGATATCGAAAACGAGATTTGTAATATCCTTCGAGATATTCGCCACACATCAAAGAAGTAAATTTATGGAAGAAGTTGGAATGTGTCTCTCTCCTGAGGCACTAAATCTATTTCTAAATATCATAGGAGATATTTGGTCATTTACGTCTAATGGTGTAAAGATTGATACAAACTCAAATGGAATCGTGTTCTGGACCTACGATTCAGACCAAAAAAGTCTGTATACTAAGACGTACAGACTTTTGATATATCTTAATACAATATGAGAATCATATATTATGGAATTAAAACATTGAAGTTAGAATTCGATTCAGATAAGATTGAAGAATATGAAAATCTATATTCTTATGACTATGACTATGTTGGAGTTGTAAATGGTGTAAAGTTTCTATTCATTAAAGCAACAGAGAATACATGGATTTCAACTGTAGTATCGAATCATATGCTTGATAGACTCAAATCTCTTGACATATCTATAAGAGGTGTGTTAGAGATTAATAGAGAGATTTTTGAATATGGTATATCAGAAGATGGTAGGCTTAAATGTATTCGAAAGCTTGATTTAGAAATGATGTCAGATGAATGACTTCCTAGTTGGGGGTGCAGGTATAGCATTTGTTCCAGTGGAGTCAAAGATGTTTAGCAATGATTTTAAGTATTTTTTGTTCGCGCTTCCAACTGGTGTTGCATTTCCTGTTCTGATTACATTGGAAAGAGTTTTAGAAGCTTTCGCTCTTTTGTTTATTGGAGTGATTTGTGCAATTTACTTTTGGAAAAAGATTGAACTAACTCAAAGAGAAATTGAGAAAATTTATCAAGAAGAATTTTCAAAAAGAGAGAAAAAAGTTCTTGACAAGTGATTGCTTTTATACTATACTATATAAGTAATCAAGAGAAACAAACAACGGGCCTTTAGCATAATTGGTTAATGCACACCCCTCATAAGGGTGCCTATCCCAGTTCAAGTCTGGGGGGGCCTACCAAAATTAAGAATTTGAATCGGTATATACGCCTCATCGCGCACATATTTAATATGGAATTTCATGTATACTGATTCAAAGATAGATTTGTGAATTTTACATGATAGATAATATAATCAAAGAAATGAAGGCTTATCATAAAGATGTTGATTGGCCAAGAGTTGAAAAATTAATTCGTTCATCATATCACTATGGATATGATATGGGTGAAACTCAAGGATATATTATAGGTAAACAAAGATGAATTATTATTCACAGAGACTCAAAGAAACAAACGCTTTCATAGAAGAATTTGGTAAGCCATACGACAGTCTTAGCGACTTCGGAGGATGGCCAAACGGTAAAGGCAAGCGATAAAAAGATGATCCTGTAAAAAATAATATGCAGTCATTGGTAGCACATATCAAGATTAAAGGTGTTGGTGTCTATGATAAAGAATTATATGAGACTCCTAAGGATGCATATTGGAGCCCATTTTGTCTAGATGGACCTGGATATGGCATGGAGGATGGCCAAACGGTAAAGGCAAGCGATAAAAAGATGATCCTGTAATATAAAAACAATATGGAGATACATATGAAGAAATTTTTAACCACAATTTTAGCAGTAGTTTCTATTTTAGGAACAGTTCTTTATCTTGGTGAAGTTCAAGCATCTGACACAGTATCTGAAATTTCTTGTGTTAATGTATACGCTGATACAGACTATATCTGTTTCGTTGGTGAAAATGAAACTCTAGTTGGAATTGAACTCGTGAATGGAGTTTGGCAACTAACTTTTGTTGACGAGTAATGGATGACGTTGGTTTAGACTACAGAATGAAAAATCGATTAGGGTTTTCTGAAGATTTAGAAGTTAGCTATCATGTTGTTCCTATAGAAGGCGCATTTTCTCTTATTAAGACTAGAGAGATCGAGCCTTTAAGACAGTTTGATAGTAAAGTTGATGCTGTTGAATATTCGAAAATTTTGGCAAAAGATAACAATTCGACGTTATATATCCACGATGATAGTGGAAGAATTTCAGAAAGATTTGTTTCATAAATTCACTTGCATCTGAGTTTGTTATAGTCTATATTGATTTAGACATAGAGGATTGTTTGAGTTTTTATGATAATGTGTAGAGTTTTTATAACTAAGTCTCAATAGATCCAGATATACAGTAATTTAATTTAATGGTGATAAAGTGGTAAACGCTCCGAAGATTGATACTTTTGAAGATTCTCTAACATATTATCCTAATCGATTTGGAGATAAATGTCTTCTTGACATTTTGGATGAAATAGAAGACAATGCAGAAAAAGAATTCATCTTAGGATTAATGCAACAAGCATTTAAATTTGGAAAAACATCAGGAATTATTTCTTCCCAAAGGATTAATAATGAGATTAATGAGATGAAAGATGCATTTCATCATGCAAATCTTGAGACTATGACAAACGAACCTAAACGTCGCGGTTTCTTTTCTCGAATTTTATAATCGCTTTCAAAAATAAGTCTTGACATAGATACAAAAATTGTCTATATTAGACTTAACGAAAAGAGAAAATGACTAAATAATCTATAAGACGATATTCGGAGATGGCAGAGTGGTAATGCTCCTGGCTGTTAACCAGAGGACTAAAAAATTAGCGTAGGTTCGATCCCTACTCTCCGAGCCAAATTCACATAGTTCGTTACATTATAAATAGAGGTTCGATTCCTCCGCGGGTAGTTTGAAATATAATTGTCAGCGTGTCAAGGAAGACTTTAACGAATTATATGGGCAAGTATGCAAGTGGTTAAAGCACGGGGATTGTAAATCCTCTCTGGTTAGATCCGGTACGTAAGTTCAAATCTTACCTTGCCCACCAAAATAAGTTCTTAACATGGAAGATTGTGATGATGCCAAAAGTTGAATAAGAACGTTTACTCTCACGCCGTTTAGTTGATAGTGCCCTTAATTCAGAAACTGGAGAAGTTTACGAATTTCGAGGAAACGATCTTGTTGCAGTTGGTAACAAAGTATATGTGGTAGAGCCGAATGGAACAAGATATGAATCATATTCAGCTAAATATGAATTGATGACTAAACATGGACAAGAATGTAACGCCTATGTTACACTTGATAGTATTCCAACTGTTGATGTAGAAAATGTAACGCCTATCTAATTCTAGATAACATTGATAGTGTTTCCGACGGGAAATGGCGTTCGACATATATTCTTAATAGAGAAGTATGTCGTGCCACGTTACCACCAATTCGAACTTAGGATCATTACAGCAAATTAATAAATATGTTGATACCAAATCATAAACAATATGATCCTGCTACATGCAAATCTAAAAAGAAAGTGGATATGATATGGGAAAATATATTAAGCGAGTTGAAATTGCACTTGTACTTGCGATTTTAGTTATTTTCGCCGGAATAGTAATATTCTTCTTTTGATATAGACTATGAGAAACTAAAGAATATCCAACGAGAGGTAATAAAATGGAAATGACTATAGCTGCACTCGAAAGTATGTTTCCAGGAGTATATGGATATTACACTTGGCTGTCTACCTTGTGAACCGGGTTTGAGTCCCGGCAGAATCGCCAATTTACTATGACCTTTGATACGCCTGAAGGTCAATAAATATGAGATGTGACGAAAGTTGCATAAGGTTCCGAGCAAGCGCCTGATTGAGGCCATTCTATAAGAGAATAATATCAATCTGAACTGGAATCGGACAGTCTATACAATATAAATATGTTGACAAACAAGAATCTAAAGTATATATTTGTGTTGTAGAAAGAGAAAGATGTGATATGAAATACTTACTGCCATTACTATTATCTTTAGCCTGTTCAACATCAACTCACGCTTTAGAACCTGATGATGAATATTGGGAAGCTTTAGGTAAAGCTGATGAAGTGTGGTTTTCGCCCATTGAGAATAAAGAACCACTTGTTGGCTACATTACTCATGATAATAAAGAAACTTTAGATGGTTTCGATTATGAAGTGAAAGTCTTGAAGTCTAAAATAGGTGATATCACTGTTGAAATTGTTCGCACATACAATATTGATTGTGATATTGGTTGTCCCGATACAATCAATGTTCTAAGTGTTCCAGATGGATATGTAGCATTACCTACATCGTATGACACGCCAGAAAATGAAATCTCAAACATAGAAGTATATCGATACTTTGGAGGTTGAAGTGAGATGTAAATATGAAGATGTCAATTAGGAATTGTTGACTATTGCACAGTCTGTTCCGGTACTGGTATAAGATTGAAATCAACAAGTCCTCTGAAATTCAAACCCTGTTGGTGTTGTTATGGAAGAAAAGGAATAGAAAAACTACGTGATGTGCTAAAGTTTTGCCAATAGGCAAACTCCTACTAGATAAGGTTTATAGCTACTCTCATTAGAGAGTGGACGAATCTAGGTCACTATGCGGATGTAATTTTGTGTGCTAAAAGCATCCAATTATTTTTATTTTCAAAGAGAAGAATCCGAGTAGATTGCTTGTTCTGCGTTAGGATTTGATAGTGGGGTATTCAAGTGTCTGCATTATTTTGTTAATGGACATACCCACTCTAGATTATATTAGGATCAGTTCAGCAATCAAAATTATATTCAAATAAGATGATCCTGTTAAACTACTTGACAAATAAGAATGGAAAGTCTATGTTCATATTGTAACAAAACAAGAAAGGATATAGAATGCCATATTTCAGAAAAGAAGATAATGGTTGGGTCATGAGAAATGATACTGGCCATTTTCTATCTTCGTATTTCACACACTGGAATGACTTGTTAGAGTGGTACATCACTACCCAAAAAGAAAGTTAATATATGAAATATATTCCATATATGTTAGATTTTGAAACTAGAGAATATCTAGAAAAACTAACTGCATATAAACTAGACGCACTTGAGGCTTCATATAAAGCTAAAAGAATTCATGCCGAGAATGTTGGCAGTGTCCAAAAGTCACGTTACGCTAAACTAGAAACTTTTTGTAGAGAAGAGTTGGAGAAAAGATAATGGATAATAGCGTTATTGAAGCTATTGAGCGTCTAGAAGACAGTATTGAAGCTATGTGGGCAGCACACGGAGAAACTGTAACCTTCCCATCCTCTGGTACTATGACTCTAGTGGAAAGAATCGACGCATGTACTGCCGAGATTGAAGCAGGTAACTGATTTAAGGGGGCAGTAGTATTAATTGGGAAATACTCGTGTTTGCAACGCGAAGTTTCGGGTTCGAGTCCCGGTTGCTCCACCAATATTAAGGATTTTTGATGAGACTGGATGTCTATAAGTGCGCTTGCTCTTTTGCAAAATCTGTGCAAGATAAAAATCCAACTAATTTTCCTAGAGTTGGAGTTCAAGATAATATAGTCTATAGTGGCGCTTGGATAGTAAGACATACGCTAACTAAAAAGGAAGCTGTTATCGCAGATCTAGATAGACCTAGATTACATTCTGAAGCATGTGATTGTTGTTTTTCTTGGTTTGATATGGACTATCCAATTTCATAAGTAGATAACAAAGCGTCTTTTGATATGTGACGCCTATATAGTGTATATGCGTGTAAGCTACAAGGTGTAGTCTCTAGGTTTCCAACCTAGAAGTAGGGGTTCGACTCCCCTTACCCGCTCCAATTTGAAAGACGTTTGAATGAAATTTGATGGAAATAAAGTTCACTTTGGTAATATAAATCCCTCAATAGAGAAATATATCACTGAAGGCGACAAAAATAGATTGACAAATATCCATAAATCGTCTATTTTTAACTCGAAAGAACTTAGAGAACATCTCTGTGTAACTCAGTCTGGCCAGAGTGCCGCGTCTGGAGCGCGGAAGTCGTAGGTTCAAATCCTACCATGGAGACCAAAATACGAAATTCCATAAAGAGCATTTCAGAAAAGAATCGCATTACCATTGACTTTTCTGTGTGGATGGTCTATCTGTAATGAGATAGATGATTGGGACATTAAGTTGGTTTCTGAACCTTTAAGCTAAAGAAACGCTGCTACCAATCGAATATTACAACTCTAAATTTACTGAAAGGTTATCGAATATGTAGGTAAACGCGAACCCGTGATATGAGAATTATTGATATGGAGAATAATGTGACTACTTTTACTATTGATGCCCAAAAAAGTCTTGCAAAAGAAATGTATGAAGCCGAAGTTGATCAGAAGATTGCAAATTTGCATCCTAGAGATCGAGGTAAAGCTGCCCAACAATTTAAAGAATTGTGCGAGCGAAAAGCTTTGGCAGAATTAGAACGTCGCGCAGCAAACGAAAAAGCTGAAGACAAGTATGATAGTGTTTCAACTAATGAGTTGAAACTTACTGTAGATTCTCTTGAACGCGAAAAAAGTATGCATGATACATACTGCGAATGGGGTCAATCGAACGCAAAGCGAAAAGAGATTCTTGTGATTAAGAGGGTTCTCAACCAGCGCGCTGCATAATAAAATTTGAGCAGGAATAACTCCGTAAGTCTCATAAATCAGGGTAGAAGAGGCTGGGTCATCACAAATCTTAGGAAGATTTGGAGACAGGTTCGATTCCTGTTACCCTGACCAATCAATATTGGAGATATGATGGTTAAGTTAATTGCAGTTATGATTCTAATTGTTATTTCTTCATTTGCACAAAGAGTTCTTGTCGAAGGAAAAAGACTGGAGAGTTAGATGATTGTCCCGAGGGTCCACTTATGCTAGTACGGTTTATTTTCGTGATTGTGCCAGCGATTGATGCCATTTTAGGACTAATTTATATCGTGTTTTCTTGAAATAATTCTTGACAAATGAATGTGTTTCTTTATATTGAACTTATGACATACAATCATTCTGAAATTCTTCGTGGTATCATGCAAGGTAAGTTTGGTAATGTAGAGAAGTGTGATCTAATTTACTCTAATGACGAGTATTTCAAATCTAGTCGAAGAATTGAAGTTTACTCTGTTGTAAATTATGCAACTGGAAAGCTAATGTTTGAGTTGCGAGCGGGAGAAACTACTCGGCACTATACTCTCGAAGACGTTGCGTCTTATCTAGAAAAACGATAGGAGATATATTATGGGATACTACATTGAAGATTTAGTTGGGACTTCCAAAGAGCAATTTCTAATTCAGTCGGGAACTCCTCTTGAATGTCCGCCAACAAAAAACTTAAATCCTTAAAATTCGGATGAAGTTGCAGTATGTCTAGTTAACAACGGTCCATTTAATGCCGCAGCAATTTGTTATAGTCAAAGAGAGTTAGAAGACTTTCAGATTGCCTCAGATAAACGATATAAACTGTGGTTTTGGGTGAACAAAAACGATCTAACTCGATTCATTGATATTAGTAAAATCACTTAGGAACAAAAACATTGAAAATTCTTACTATAATCATCTTGCTTCTAACATTGAATTGGACACAAGCACAATCTGGACCTACTATTGCTGCTTTAGAGCCATCTAACGAAAGCGTTTTTATTCCTCTTTAATTTTGTGTTACATTGGGACGGGATTTGTCTGGGTACATCTTTAGTTTGCAAAACTTTAAGTAGGAGTTCGATTCTCCCCCGTTCCTCCAAGGATTGAAAATGGAAATAAGAATAAATTTACCAGACAGTTTACCAGCATTTAAATATATAGTCAAAAATCCAAGAAGTCTCTTGATTGGAAAATATGGCTTTAATGAATGGCTCAATATGCGAAATGCGTATCTAGAGGAGAAAAGGAGACATAGAATTCTTTTAGATAAATATCAGAAATTGTCCAAAAGAACTGCGCACATAAGTAAAGAACTATCTGCACTAAAAAGAAACGCATAATGCCCTTCTAGTTTACTGGTAAAACGCTTGTTTTGTAGTCAAGAACACTCGGTTCGATTCCGTGGTGGGGCACCAATATAAGAGACCATCATGATTGAAGATTTAGACATTCTTAAAGATGCGATTGAAAAAGCGTTTCTCGAACTTTGATTAGAATGTTCTTGACATTATACATCTTCTGTGATACTTTGTATTGAAATGAGGAGATCTATAATGTTGAATATTTTGAAAAGAATGATTTCATCACCAAAGCCAGTCTCTAAGAGAAAAAGAGGCAAAAAGGCTGAGACTTACTTAAAAACTCCTAATACCAGAATATTGACCAAGGCAGAGAATTTGTTCTATAGAAAGAATCTTTGTCCTAGCTGCAAAGGATCATCTGACAAATTCCATTATGGTCCAACTCTTGGCCTGTCAGTAAATATATGCTGTAAAAATTGCAATGCCACTTTTAACTCAATTCCGATACTCAGAAAACTCACTCCAATTAAGAACACAGAAGTTATGAGTTGAAAAATTCGTGTTAACGTTTGATTAAGCTTCACTAAAAAGTTGATATGGTCACTTGCCAGACCGCAGTCCAGCGAATGGTAATGAAATATGATTGGTTTGCACCGTCAGTTCACAACATTCGTATGTTACGCATTGAAGATATTAATGACTTAACTCCAGCGATTGAACTTGCTCTCGAAATTAAAGATAGGATACATAATGAAGTTTAATGAAGATAACGTTGCGCTTTTGACTTATAGAAAGTCTGAACATAAAAATTATATGCGACTTGACGATGTAGAATCGTTTGATAGAGAAGATGATATCTATGTTATAAATTATAAAGATGGGACGATGATTATTCCAGTAGATTCTCTCCTATATTTTAGATTAGAGTATAAGAAACCAAAACATGAATAGTATATATGAATGATTACAGCAAAAAATAGGAATATCATTCAGAAAGGAACATTATGACAAATTTTGTGGAAGCTATCGCTAAAGAAGTGAACAAAGATAACAAAAATGGAAGAACCCAAAATGGCATGAAAGCCTACAAAAAGACTAAAGACGCAACATTAGACTTTTTCAGTATAGCTGGTTCTGCCCGAGGCAAGAATGTTAATCGAGAGTTTATTTCTTCACTTAACGAAAATGAAGAGATGACTCTTCGCGCTCTTTTGTGGCTTCGTGACGTTAGAGGTGGTGCTGGCGAAAGAAAACAGTTTAGAGATTTGCTTGCGCTGTTGGAAAAAACTTCTCCAAATAAAGCGTCTCAATTGATGAAATTGATTCCAGATGTTGGAAGATGGGATGACTTGTTTGTGTATTCCGATCCTTTGAACCGAGAAAATGCACTTAAAATGTATTCCGATGCCTTATTGGCAGACAACGCTCTTGCTGCAAAATGGGCACCTAGAAAGGGGCCAAATGCAATTGCTCTTAGAAAATTCATGAAACTGAGTCCTAAGGCATATCGAAAATTGGTCGTAAGTCTTACCAAAGTTGTAGAAACAGATATGTGTGCGAAACGATTCAACGAGATTGATTTTTCTAAAGTTCCATCTTTGGCAGCGGCAAGATACCAAAATGCATTTGCAAAGAACGCTCCTATCGAATACTCGAAATACATTCGTGATTTAGAGAAGGATGATGGTACTGCAAAGATTAACGCTGGCGCAGTTTATCCGTATGATGTTATTAAATCTGTTGCGATGGGCAATCAAACTGTAGCTGTAGCTAATGCTCAGTGGAAAGCACTTCCAAACTACGTAGGAGACGCTAAAATTTTGCCTATGGTAGATGTGTCTGGCTCTATGGGTGCACTCGGATCGAGGTCGTTTGGTGGAAAAAATTCTGGTCCTTCACCAATCGAAGTTGCTGTAAGTCTAGGTCTATATCTATCTGAGAAGAATACCTCAGCATTTAAAGACTTGTTCTTGACATTTTCGAATAGTCCAAAATTTGTTAAACTGCGTGGAGATATTTCAGATCGTTTATACATGATGAAGCGCTCTGAGTGGGGAATGAATACTAATATTGAACTTGCATTTAAGAGAATTTTATCTCTTGCAATGGAAAACAATGTTTCACAAAAAGATATGCCAGAATATCTTCTAATTTTGTCCGATATGCAGTTTGATGTATGTGCCAAAAAAGACGTTAGAATTATGAAGATGATAAAGGGCATGTATAAAAGTGCTGGATACGAAATGCCTAAAATCGTTTTCTGGAATATTTTATCATCAATTGATAGTAAGAATACTCCAGTGAAATTTGACAGTGATGGTACAGCATTAGTTTCTGGATTTAGTCCATCGATCATGAAAAGTATTCTCTCGAACAATTTAGAAGACTTTTCTCCTTACAACGTTATGAAAAACACATTGATGGTTGATAGATACGACTATAAAAATGTTTAGTCTTTTCAAAACAAAGTGTGACCATAATTGGATACCAATTTATAGAGAAGTAGGATATTCTATTAGAGTCACACATTTCAAATGTTCCATATGTAACAAATTACAATTTCCTTTCAGTTAATGAGATCGTTAATTCGATAAGTAAACATATTGGCAATCTTATAGAAAGATTTTGTATGTTACATGGAACAGATAATATAATTTTAACCTTTCAACAGGGGCTAATTGTGTTGACATATGTTGCATTTGCGGTGCAATTGTTCCTACAAACAAACTTTAAGAAAGTGCAGTGCGAGCGAGCAATACCTATCTATGCTCTATTGTCAGTTTTCATAGGCTCATAACTCGTAGGTCGTAGGTTCGAATCCTACTCCCGCAACCAAATTATAGGAAAACATGCTTAAATACATTATATCTTATCTAGCAAAATTAACTCCAAATCACTACTATTTCTCAGAAGATTCATATGATATAGCACGCAAAGAAAACTCTAGAAAAGCTATTAAAACCAAAAGGTCGGTAAAAGAAGCTGCTATTATCAGCTTTCTTTGTGCTATGAATGAGTCTGACGATTCTTTGCGTAGTCTTGAAACTGGTGATGAAATGCATGTTGATATTGAAGGTCTTCTTCACGGAAACAAAAATATTGGAAATTATGAGGTTACGATTAAAAGAAAATAGACGATTATGCTCAAGTATCCCTCTTGACTACGAATCAAGACAAAGGTAACTGGATGGAAGATGTATGTTCGACTCCTATCTTGAGCGCCAACTAATACTATATTCAGAATCTGCTAACTTTACTATCGCTCGTTTTATCGACCTTAGGTTGAGAACGAGTTTTTTATAAATTCGTTTGACTATATCAAATTGAAATGATATAAAATGTGTATGATCCATTTCAATTCGAAAGGACAAATAATTTGAAACCTTATATGGTTAGAGCAGTTTCTTATATGTCTCAAGTAGATAAATACTTCGAGAAATATGAAGACGCATTAGATTACTTCTCTGAACAAAAAGTATTGACAACACTCTTCAAGGATGGTATGCTTGTGACAGATAAAGCAAAGGAAACCGTATGATTAGAAGTGTCTCTACCAGAAAACAAATTGTGATTGATCTTAATGGACCAGACGGTAATGCATATGTTATGTTGAGTTATGCTAAACGTTTCGCAAAACAGCTTGGATATGATCGGAAGCGTATTGATAAACTCACGGATGATATGACTTCTGGCGATTATATAGATCTTATCATGATTTTCGATGCTCATTTTGGGTCAGTCGTAACTCTAGAAACTAACGATGGATTGCTTAACTCTATTGCAGAAAGAAAAAATCAAGAGTAGTATATATGCTGTTCGCTTTAAAAGGAGTCCACGTGGACTCCTTTTTTGTATAAATATCGCAAAGAGGAGAGTTCAATGAAATCAGTTAGAGTATTTACCTTAGTAGTTGGTTTAGCACTTTCGCGTTATGTTCGCGGAGTTATGTCATGATGCGCCAGTTGAAAATTTTCTGGCATTGCCCTGAAATCCGTAGACAGCTTGTCATGTTCTGGTTTTGGAGACTGCTAATAGCAATTGTCATTATTCTGGCCTTGCCATTCTATCTCTTATTTTTCGTTGTTGATAAGTTCGCACGCTACATCATGAGTCACATCTATGGCCCTGTATTTGACTACTGCGAAAGCCGCTGTATCGCCGCCCGAAATGATGCGAATGACTGTCTCTCCCAAAAGAGATTCGGAGCCGCACTAAAAGATGGTAAAGTAGAATCTGTAATTCTATATAAAGACAAGGGGATTTAGAAAATCCGTGGCTATAGGAACAACCGGGTCTCCATATTCTAAAGCGAAAGTTGTAGAGATGATTAAGGGTAACTTACGCAGAAGCATTTCAGAAGCAAGTAAGTCTGCACTGGGCATATCATTACTGATTTGCCTCCGGACGCACAAAAAACTATTTCGAGATATCCTTGGACTAGAAAATATGGATATCTGAGAAGTCTAGGTGGCAAAATGACATTCAAAATTATGTTAGGAACAAAGAAAAAGATCTTTACAAAATAGTAGGAATATCATATAATGATTTCGTAAGAAAGGTTACAAATGAATATAATGTATATACATGGCTTTGGTTCTAAATTTTCTTCAGAAAGCAATAAATCTGTTGCACTGAAGAGTATTGGTGAATTATATGGTTTCGATTATGACACCTCAGAATATGCAAATGTTAATCTTCATAAAATGACAGAATTTGCCAATTCAAATAAAATTGACATAGTTTTGGGAACAAGCTTAGGTGGCTGGTATGCTTCTCAGCTGGGAAGAATTTTAGATATTCCATTTGTTTCAATCAATCCTGCGACAGAACCTCACATCACGCTTAACGCATATGAAGGTGAAGGAATTGATTATTACAACAGAAAATACAATCTCTCCAAAGACGTTATCGATAACTATTGGAGTTTCGATACTTCTGGTGATGGTCTAGTCCTCTTAGAAACTGGTGATGAAGTGATAGATTACAAGAAAACTCTCTCGTTTCTATCAAACTCTAAATCTATCACAACCCATGTGAGAGTGGGAGGAAATCATCGTTATGAAGGAATTAAAGAGTCTCTTGGAATAATTCTGAAGCATTATCTAGACAACGTGTCTTTGGGTTCAAAATGCTAATTAAAATTGCAATACTCATTCTGTGTCTAGTAAATCCGATGGGAGTTATGTCTTTCAAATATGAATTTTTGTTGCCAATATATTATGTTGGATCATTAATCTCTGTTGCATTGGTGATATTATCGCTTTATTATGATAGAGAAAAGTAAAATAGACTGAATAATATTTCTAAGGAGCCCAAATGGGGCTCCTTTTTTGTATAAATATCGTTAAGAGAGTGAATGATCATTATATGGAGAAAGTTATGACTTTAGAGTCTGACATTAGATCCTTATCAAAGAGACTAAATCTTGATTGGGAATTAATATATTCAGTAGCAATTTTAGAAACTAATGGAAATATCTATGCACATAGATTTGATCCAAAAACATTTTTCAAGATTTCTAAACAAACTGTAGCATTTTATCACCAAGCAACAAAGATAGACCAAAGACAAGCTGATTATGCTTCGGCTTGGGGAGCATTTCAAACCATGGGAATGTATGCAGAAGATTTGGGCTATCAAGATTCGATTGATATGGCTAATCAACTAAATGGATCATCCTACGGTCAAGTAGACTGTTTTGAAAGATATATTTCACAATATCGTCCAAATTGTCTCATAGCATTGAGAGATCACGATTTCGAAGAGTTTGGAAGAATTTATAAAGGTGAAAACAGTAATTACCGAAAGTACGCGGAAGATCTACAGAAAGCTTTCGAAGCTTTAGGCAAGAGACGTATGGTGATATTACAAGTCGGTAGCGAGGGGGCAGCAGTCTCATATTTACAAAAGCTATTGAACATAAAATCTGATGGAATTTACGGACCACAGACCCGCAGAACAGTAGAAAAGTACCAAAGAGAAAACGATTTGGTTGTCACGGGCAAAGTCGGTAAATTAACTTGGGAAAAATTAGAAGTTAATTCTGATGTAGCAGAACTTCCTAAAGTTGGTGAAATTATATCAACGCTATCGAAAAAAAGAAATTGGCTTATGTCTCTGTTTGGCATAGGTGGAGTCGGAGGATTAGGAGAAGCATTGAAGATGTATGGTCCATATGGACTAATTGCAATCGGTGCAATTTTGATTTTAATATACTTTTACATGGAGATAATGAATGGAAAAACTAAAGATATTAATGAAAAACGAGGAAGATCCAATGATCGAAACTCGAATCAACAACGTAGCGCAGGTTGGGACAGACCCATCCAAGACCCTGCAGTGGGATATAGAGAACCCGAAGAGCCAAGAATCTCACATGATGATAAAATTTCAGTCGGGAATGACGGTAGACGTGATCGTAACACCACCATCCGAGAAGAACCCAGCGAAGACAGTGGTACCACAGTAGAGTTTATAAGATAAGGAGATAAAAATGTATACTGATATAATCATAAACAGGCTTACTCCTTATAGAAGATGGATATTTGGTTTAGGCATACTCATTTCGTTAATCGGAACTTTGATGGCATTTGATTTCAATTTGAGTTTTTCAAATACGTCCGATATGATTCAAGATATTGTTCCTGCAGTTTCTATAATTGAACAACCAGTGAACTCGGGTTTCATCGAATCTTTGTCTGATATAGATTCAAGATTTGCTGGCCCTGGAGTAGAGGAGAATAAATAATGGCTATTGTTATGCCAAAAGGTAAAGACGTTGTTGTCGCAGGTGCGATTGTTGCTGCAATTTTTGGTGGAAGTTATGTCACAGACATTGAAAATCAACTTCCTTCTCATGTTGGAAAACTTCAAGCAACATATTTTGTTGATGGATTTGAACAGCAAGAATTATGTGGAATCACTCCTATTGGTGACGGTTTTGGACTTACTGCGGCACATTGTTTAGGCAATGGTGCGGATGAATTGCGAGTTGATGGAGTTCCTGTTAAGGGGAAAGCAATAATTCTCGATAGTTACGACTTTCCAACAGACGACATAGCTGTAGTTGCAGGCGCATTTCCATTGAATGTTCGCCATGCTGAAATAGGGTCACCAGAACTTATTCGTAAACTCGTTAAAGGCGATGATGCTAGAATCGCAGGGTATGGAACTACTGAAGTTGACGAAAACGGAAGTCCAATGAATCCTAGCGAAACTCTCAAGTTCTTAGATGTCGAGATAAAGGCACGCAATCGACTGATTTTCACTGTCTTTGATCCTACTTTACAGGGTGGAGGTTGTGTAGGCGATTCAGGTGGTCCACTATTTGTAGATGGTAAAATTGTTGGAACAACTAGATCGGTGAATCTGAATCCAGATGGATCAAGATGTTCAACCCCAGGTTTCACAACAGACTACGCTAACGTTTTGACATACAAAGATTGGGTAAATGACGTTAAGACATATTGTATGAGTGAAAAGGGAAAGAAAGAATGTTATCACTAAAGGCGTAAATGCGCCTTTTTTGTTGTCTTATATCAAATAATATGATATATTGGAACAAAGTATAAGGAGTAATTATGTTTACATATGAACAAGTTGAAGATATAGTTGAAGTTTTAAGTGAGTTAGATACAACAACAAAAATTTATTTGGGATGTGATTCTATTCGCAAAGGAAACTATGCGAAATATGCAACAGTCTGTATCATTCATAAAAATGGAAACAACGGCTGCATCATATATTCCAATATATCATACGAAAAAAGATCACGATTTGAAAAAAGATAGACCTAAGATGCGTATGTTAAATGAGGTTAGAAAAGTCTGTCAATTATATGTTCAAGTTGCACCTCTAATAGACGAGTTTGACGTTGAAATACACTTAGATATCAATTTGGACGAGAAACATGGAAGTTCTTGTGCAGCTAAAGAAGCTGGCGGATATGTCTTGGGAATGACTGGTCAAGAACCAAAATTTAAGCCAAATTCATTAGCGAGTTCATTTGGCGCAGATGCTATAGTTCATGGAAGAGGCAAAAGTAGTGTAAGGTCTTCAATTACAGCACCAGATGAAGACTTCTTTCACAAAAAAGGTTGACATATAAGATGCTGCCGAAGGCAAGGAAGTGACAGTTTTATCTGCCACTCTCGATGGCAACTCCGCATATGGTGTATTTTTTGAAAATGAGTACAAGTATGTTGTAGTAAATCCCAATGACAAATTTTTCAGTGATGTTCAAAATCAAAGTGTTCGATCATCAAAATTGAATCCGGAAGGAATCATTACTTCGGTTTATAGTAGTAGACTTGATGTAGAAAAGGAATAAAGCAATGAAGAAGAAAATTGTTAGTTTTTGGTCAAAATTATCAGAAGAACAAAAACGCTACGCTCTAGAAAATGCACCATTTTGATTAGATGTATTTTTTATGAAATATAGACATACGAGATCCAATTATCCCATAGTTAGACTCGAAGACTCAATAATATATTATCACCTGAAGGAAACTTTGGGTGATAATCTTTTTGTTACTCAGGAAAGTTTTGACACAGGAAATTGTATCTATTTTGGAACAACACGAAAAGGCGAAAAGTATAGAAATTCTGGTAACGATCCCTTGTTAGAGTATTGGAATGATCGTGGTTTCAAAAATAATTGTATGAGAGAGTTTTTTATCGGAAGCATTTCCGATGCGGTAGAATATCACAGAAAATCTGAAAATGGCACTTTCATCAAATCGATTCAGAATAAATTATACGCAGGCTCAATTCCAAAAGATTTTGGAATTCTCTCCAGTGTTGGAGATATGGGATACAGTATATGTCAAAGTCCGCTCATAATTCAAGAAAACGTGGATATGATTTTTGAGCATCGATACGTTTTCTTGGATGGCAAATTAGTCACTTGGAGTTCAATTGCAGATGAATATACTCAATTGAAACCAATTCCTATGACACATGCTTATCCTAAACCAAACTCAAAAGAAAGCGTTTATCTGTCGTCCGCAGCAAGAGACAGACTTAAAAATGTTGCATGTAGAGCATTTTCTGAGTCTAAATTTTCAAATTTAATCGTTGACGTTGCGTTTATCAACGGAGTCGCTGGAGTGATAGAATTTAATGACGCCCACGTTGGAGGATTCGGTTTGTATGGATGCGATGTCAGTTTAATAGCCAAAGCAGTCAAAGAAAGGTATAAACAATGAAATATATTATAAAAGAAGATGGAGACATGGTAAATTCTGAGGGTAACGTGTTTAAAGTATCCAAGGGAAATCCTGTCTTTATCGGAGAGAACGTCTATATCACGAAAGATGATATGGAAGAAACTGTGAAACTTGATCTAAAGGAAACTCTAAATGGATAAATTAACTAATGACGACATTCATAACATTATTTGTGACGATCATCCTGAATTCACCTGCGTTAGACCTGAACAAATAATTGTTCAGAATCGGGGGTCGAGTACGTGGAACAAGGTAGTGAAGAGCAGACAGAATAAATTTTTCTTAATTACATGGGAAACTTATTTAATACAGTCTGTATTTGATAATCCTAATTACGAAATCGTTGAGGTCTATCCTAAAGAGGTCACAAAGACAGTTTACATCAAGAAATAAAGTTCTTGACAACACTATATCACTTCTGTAAAACTTAATTCGAGAATAATTAAGGAGAAGTGATATATGTGTATCGTTCAACAGTTCAAAGATGATCCTGAAGGAACAACTAAAAGCTTAAATAATACCTCAGGAACCGGTTTATTTTCTGAAGTTATGTTGACCTCAGACGAAAACTTTGCAGTCAAGAAAAGTATCAAACTCCATACAGATGCTTGGCTCGTATATGCTCTTAAATGTATGGAACTCAAATACTCATGGATGCCTAATATTTACAGCATCGTAGTTGATCTAGAAAACGGTAAATATGTGGCTTTGATGGAAAGACTTTATGAAATTAATGAATTTGACCGGTTTAGCGCAAGTGAGAAAATTTATCCACTAAAAAGTATCATGAATTTAGAAGGAAACATTAGCTTATATGATGATCTAGGTATAGATAATGTGATGAAACGAAAAGACGGCGAGGAACTCATAACTGATCCATTTACATATACTGGCTGGAGAGATTTAGGAGGAAGAAATTTCGAAGATGATCGAATTCAGAAGTATATCGAAAGACTCGTCAATGTTGTTCCAAATGCTAACTTTGGTAATCTAGAAAATGTTTTTTCGAACGCATCTTCGACTTGACATTCTTGATGGAAATGCTTATATTTGTACTGAAAGGATGAATATGAAATATTTTTATGTCTGTATGGTTAATGAGTCTGAGGGAAAGATTATGGAAGCACCAAGTTTTCTTCAAGCTGGTGCACTTTTTGCCGAAGTTTATCTTAAGGATGGCAAAGTCAAAGTCTTCGACTATCAGACTTCTCAAACAGATTATCTAAATGTATCTTGGTCTACTCAAGGATATGCAGAAACAGGATTTTATAATTCTGTTCCAAGTCAAGAAAGACTTACTCACGATGATGTTCCACCTTGTCCAAAAACAGACAAGACCAACAAATAAAAGGAAATATTATGAAAAATAAACGAAAAAATGTACTCAAAGGTCTAATAATTGCTATTACAGATTCAGCAGATAGTGGAGATTTAGATAGTCTCAGTGAAATTTCTGAAATCATTGAACATTCTAATATGGGTCAAGACGGTAAGAATATTCTTATCGATCTCATATCGTGTATCGAAACTCTCGTTTATGAAAATGAAACGCTTCTAGACGTTCTGGATGATAGAGTTGATGATATTGTCAAATCTGTATTCGAAGAGGAAAAGAGATACAATTGATATTCGTTTTTGGTTCAAATTTAGCAGGAAGACATGGAAAGGGTGCTGCATTATATGCTAGGCAGCATCACGGTGCCATATACGGTCAAGGAATAGGAATTCAAGGATCGTCTTATGGCATTCCAACGAAAGACGAACACCTTAAGATTTTGCCTCTAGAGACTATCGAAATTCACATACGAAATTTTGTGACTTATGCAAATGAAAATCCAGATAAAACTTTCATGTTAACACCAATTGACACAGGTCTGGCTGAATATAAAAAGACCGAGATATTCAACATCATAAGAAACCTTCCTATAAGAAAGAATATTTTGTTCACTAAAGAATGGTTTAATTTGTGAGATAAGTATAATTTTAAGAACCAATGAGGAGAGACAATGATCAGACTTTGGGCACTAACAGGATTTCTTGTATTTTCTGGATTTTTGATTTATCTAGTTTTGAATTATTTCAGAAACAAACCAGAAACTGTTGATCGATATGAATTTATTGATGATATAAACAGTGATGGAGAATCAATCGTCAGAAGAGTTGATAGGAAAGATTTTCAGGTTGAATAGAAAGTTTTTGCATTTTCGAAACTCTTGGTTATATTACAAGTATATTGACCCAAATGTTCCAAAAGTCGTATCAGTGAATGGTGACATTTGGGAATGTCAGACCTTTAAATCGTATGACGTAGTGCCAGCACTACAACAAGTATCAAATTTGGGTCACATTCATTGGAAATTACCCGACTTCAGTTCTCCAACATTATCATATAAAATACTTCTCAATGACGAAGTATATATGAGCGATTTTAACCAAAGAGAAACAGATATTATTGCTGAAATGAAGGATTATTGGAAATGGTGTATAAAACTCCCAGATACAAAACGATTTATCAACACACAAATTCCCATGGGTCAACATCAAGAGTCGTGTGGAAAGAAAAGATTAATGAATGTTCTATAGAAAAATCTCATAAATTTAAGATTGATAAATATCCCGTTTATAGAGATTTCTCACAATTTATATGCAACCACTTTAATAATGAATTGCGCAAAGGCCATAAACTTGAAAATATAGACTATCATATGAAGAAGGGTATTCCGCACTGCTATACAATAACTCCATATTTTCCAGAGTTTATCTATGCTGACGGTTTAGCCCTAGTTTATAACACTGATACCAAGAGATATGATGAGGTAAAACTTGACAACACGATAGAAGATATGTTAAAATGTATCATAAAGAAAAAGAAAGAGGACGCCTAATGAAAAATATTCCAAAATCTCTATTGACTCCTAGATGGTTTCTAGTTCTTATTAAGTTGATAGCAATGATTTTGGCTACTTTTTGGGTTTCAATTAACTATGATGTATATTCATATGATTGGTTAACTCTCTTAGAAATTTATGGTGGATATAGTATCACATTTTTCATGGTAATATTGTCCATTTTCGTAGTATATTCTTTCGGTTTGCCCAACTCTAACAATATGGAGACATAATATGACTGATTTTGTGAAATGGAGATCTATTGGTAAGTTTCCAGATTTCGTTAGCGACTGTCGAAGAAATGGAATTCAACTAAACTTAAAGAGAAGCACTTCTTCATTTTTTCTGCGTATATTCATGGTGTAAGATACATCTATGATCCAGAAGAACTACAGAAATATGTAGACACAGCATTTCTTGGAAATGAAGATAAAAACATTCACGTTCTTCCTTGGTATAGTGGGACTAGAACTCTTAACGTTCTTGATGATTCAGAATTGAATCAATTCATTACCAGAATTGTGGATCATGTTGATACGTCTATTTCAAAAAGAGATCCGTACATTTATGAAAAATTTGGTGTAGATGGTCCAGGCGAAGGACTCGTCTTCTATGCGACATTTGCCAATGATATTAGAATGTTCAAAGTCAAAACTAAAGAACATTCCGTTAACGGCAAACGTAAACAGGTTATTACAGAAAAGCCTGATGGAGTTGATGATTTCATCGAAACTTATGTCACAGAAAACCGCATGGTTCAAATTCACAATGAAGAGTTTGACGGAGCTTTCGACATGAGTAATCTTGGTCGATTTATTGGTTTAGTGCTGCAAGACACATTCAAAGAGACCAAAAATGAAATGGAATTAGTTGACTTTACATGGAAGACTGTTCAAAGATATGCAGCACCAAAGATTCGCTCTTGGTTTATTCCAAATTGTAATAAGGTGACATAATATGGGTTTACGAACCTCTTTTGAGCAAAATAAAACAAATGAGTTTCCTTGTCTAAGAATGATTTCATCATGTTTGAATCATAAATTTCACGGAGCAATTGTTTATTTCTGGGATGTAGGCGAGGGCGTTATTATGTCTGTTGGTAATTCAGAGTTGCCAACACCATTTATCAGAACTCGTTTTAATACTTTTTCTGATACTGTTCCATTTATTGGAACATTAACATTGGAGAGCAAATAATATGTGCAAATTGCTGAAGCAAATTCGTGCTGACTGGGTTAATGCTAGAAAAAATAGAGAGTCTAATAAGAAGACAACTCTTGGCACTCTAGTTGGAGCGATTGAAAATGAAACAAAGGGCACTGGTAAAGAATTAACTGATGATATTGTCGTGAAAAATATCAAAAAGCTTTTGAAAGGCCTGAAAACTACACTAGAACTTATTGAGAACTCGAATATCGACGGGATTTCGACTAAAATTATAGAAACTGAGAATGAAATCAATGTTCTCGAATCTTACGTTCCTAAAATGATGGATGAAGATGAATTAAGATTAGTTATCGAAAATATTGTCTCAAAAGGAAACTCAAACATAGGATACATCATGGGACAACTAAAGAAAGATTATCCTAATCAATACGAAGGCAAAACTGCATCCAAAATCGCAAAGTCTTTTGTATAATAAATTAATTGAACGTGAAAAGGAATAAAATATGAACAATGTAGCAAAATACTCAGGTATCAGCGCAGTAGGAATTGCTGTGGTCTTTGTTTTGAGTTTAATTGGCGGCTCATTTTACACTGTTGATGATGGTGAACGAGGTGTTGAATTGAGAAATGGTAAAGTCACTGGAGTTTCTGGTCCGGGTTTGAACTACAAGTTGCCATTTATTGATAGTGTCGTGAATATGAGTATTCGAGATACATCATATACCTATGAAGGCGATAGAATGTCGACCTATTCAAACGATAGTCAGTTGGCTGATATTACAATTTCGGTTATTTTTCAGGTAGATCCAAATCGTGTTGACGAAGCTTACTCTGAATACGGATCGATTGACGATATGAGACGAATTGTTCTTGATCCTTTAGTTCCTACTCAATCTAAGGCAATTTTTTCTGCATATAAAGCATCTGAAGCAATTAAGAATAGACCAACATTAATCGCAGAAGTTTCAGATGGAATTAAAGGCTCTGTTGACGAAAAAGATACTCCTCTTAAATTGATTGGAATTCAAGTGGAATCGATTGCATTTTCAGACGAATATAATGCTTCAATTGAAGAACAGATTAAAACTGAAGTATCTGTTCTGAAAGAGAAGGCAGAATCTGATAAAGCGATTGAAGCTGCGCGCGGGGTAGCTGAATCGAATTTGAAAATCGCTCTTGCCGAAGCAGAAGCAACAAAGGCACGAGGTGAAGCTGAAGCAGAAAGTATCAACGCTAGAGGTAAAGCACTTCGAGATAATCCTATTCTAGTAGACTTGATTGCTGCTGAAAAATGGGATGGCAAGCTACCAACATCTATGATTCCAGGCAGTACAGTGCCATTCATTAATGTAGGAGAGCCAACTATCACTGAATAATAGGTGATAGTGTATCAATCTCAAATAGGAGCCACTTAGGCTCCTATTTTTGTAAATGTCTTGACTTTTTCTTAGTCATTTAATATATTGTCTTTGAAAGGAGTTTAATATGACAACAAAAGGAAAAACTTGTGCAGATTTGACTGGTCTCTCTATTATGCGAAAAATGAGTAAGGTCAAACACAGAGAATGCGCGATTAGCTGGATAAACCAAATTGGTCCTAAATGTCCAATTTGTAAAAATTACATGAATTTTTCAATAAATAAAAAGAGATCAGCGACAGTTGATCACATTATTCCTTTGAAGAGAAAGGGAAACAAAACCAACCGAAAGAATTTGCGAGTCGTTTGTGCAGAATGTAATAACAATAGAGATCACAAATCTAAAGTGAAAGTCTTCTTTGATAATTGTAACTTGGGTAAAGTTTATTACGATATGATTGAGGCTAGAAATTATCTCGATTTGCCATTACCTATATTTCAGTATAATAAGAGAACTCAAGAGAAATTGCTAAAGCAAAAGGCTAGAAGAAAATTTCTCAAAAGTTTGTGGTACAATGATACTAAACAAATCTCTAAAACAGTCTTTACAGGCCTGTTCTTAGATGCTACAAGAGAATTTGAGTTGGGAATCCTTCTAAATAGACTGAAGAGAAATCTATACACAACTCTTTTGAATATGTCTCATCTTGGAGCAAGTTTAAGATTATGAAAGCACTTACAGATAGATACTTTGACATAAATCTTCACAAATTTTGGGAAGATGCTGAGACAAATCAATTCACGTTTCCTTTGTGGAATCTATCTGGTCAGATGGTAGGGTATCAGAAGTATAATCCTAATACTGATAATAAAAAGACCAATGATCCAAAAGAAGGAAGATATTATACTTTCCAATACAAAAACAACATAGCTGTTTGGGGAATGGAATCATGGAAACTCTCTAATACGCTATTTTTGAGCGAGGGAGTGTTTGATGCAGCGAGATTATCATACTATAAACAATCGTCTTTAGCACTGCTATCCAGCGATATATCTAAGTCCACAAAGTCTTGGTTGAAACTTGTTAGAAAGTTTCGAAAGGTTGTCGTTATCTGCGATAATGACGAAAATCTTGCAGGAAATAAGTTGGCTAAATATGGCCATTTACACTATAAAGTTGAAAGTGGAAACGACCTTGGTGACGCAAGCGATGATGAGGTCGCGTATATAATAGAGGAATACGGAAAGTGAAATATGTAGTTTTTGTTGATATTGATGGTGTTCTCACTACACAGAGGGCGCATCTTTCGAGAGTTAACCAATCGTATAATAAATGGTCGCAATTTGACCCTGTAGCAATTAACTTTTTCAACAGAATTCATGATCATGCTCCAAATGAAATAGAGTTTGTGTTGACGACTTCGTGGAAAAACTTTGTTCCTGACTATGACATAGGTGGATGGAACTTTCATTGGATTCAAGCTGCCTTCGCTAACGCAGGCTTTCGAGGAACATTTGCTGAACTGTGGAAAACAGAGAAAGAGCATATTTTGCCGAGAGAGGAAGGTATTCTAAATTATATTGAAGATAATCACGTAAACGACTATCTAATTTTCGATGATAATGATTATGGTTTTAATGATCTTTTGCCGAAAAGACGATTTATAAAAACTGACCCGGACGATGGAATTTTAACCAAACATATGAGAAATGCACTAGCTATCGTCGGTGAATGGAAACCCTTTACATAACCAATAGAATGTGTTATATATAAGATATGAAAAAGATGTTGCATATTGGTGGAATGGATATGAAAAAGATGTTGAATATTGGTGGAATGTATGTTTGCGATAAGAGGTGTACTAATTGCATCTTTTATGTCGCAAACACTTGGAAAACAGATGAAATAGGAAAAAAGGATGGATATTACGTTGCAAATATGTGCAAACTAGACAAATATCCTAGAGACAGAAATGACTACTGCAAAAGTTTCAAAAAACACAATGGATGAAAATGATTATATCGATGCTGTTGTCTTCGTTGGCTTGCCAGCTACAGGTAAATCCACATTTCGTGAAGATTTTTTGAAAGATCATCCTAATGCCTTTGTGTATTCAACAGACGATATGATTGAATTTTACGCAAAGGTTGTACACTCAACCTACGACAAAGTTTTCTCTGAAAAAATTAAAGAAGCGACAAACTCATGTGATACATACTTGAAATATGTTATGGAAAAGCAGGGGCTTGTTGTCTGGGATCAAACAAATCTGACAGTAAAAAAGAGAAAAAATATTATCAGTAAGCTGAAGTCCAATGGATACAAGAACATTCAATGTATTCACTTTCTTCCACCAAACAGCGATTCACAAAAAGAAGAATGGAGAAACCGCCTTACGTTTCGAAAGGGAAAAACGATTCCAAATCACATTCTCGAAAGCATGTTATCTCATTATGAATATCCAAAGGAAGAAGAAGGATTTGTTGAAATTTTAGAGGCGAGATCATTTAATGCTTGAAATGATTATGAGTTATGTTATAATGTCAATTCTATTTGGCTTTATTTTGATTCTGTTTATAGGAATATTTTTTCCTATAATGAAACACCTAACGAAAGATAAAATATGAATATAGCAATCACATCGTTAATCGTAGTCTATGTAATATATTTTGGAGTGACATACTTTGGTTAATTATCCATCAATCTATACTGTCGAAGACGTTATGGATCATATCAAAGATGTTGATGCAATCAATTTTTGTGAACGTGACGAATATGACGTTATCGACTATTCCATTTCGTATTCTGGCCTATTCGATATTGACAAAAAATATCCTCTAAAAGGTCAAATTCTTAGAGAATGTAGAGGACTCATTTTCAATAAACGTGGGCGTTTGATTAGTCGTCCTTTCCATAAATTCTTTAACATTGACGAACTCGAAGAGACTAGAGAAGAAAATCTAGATTTTTCTGGCGCAATTTCAATGGAGAAAATGGACGGGTCTATGGTAAGACCATTTAGAATTCAAGATTTCCGGTCATTCGAATCAATTCGATGGGGAACTCGAATGGGCCTAACAGACCAAGGTATGGCTGCTGAAATCTTTGCTAAGAAGAATCCAAAATATATCTGGTTTGCTGACTTCTGTATAAACAGAAACATAACACCAATCTTTGAGTATATTGGTCCAAACAACCAAATTGTGCTTGAATATGAAAAAGAAGACCTGATTCTTCTTAACGCGAGACATAATAATACAGGAAGATATTTGTCTTACGATATGATAAAATATCTTGCTAAGACTTTTGATATTCCATATGTTGATCACAAAGACGCAAGTTCTCCTAACATTCAATCTATTCGAGACTTGAAGGATCGCGAAGGAGTTGTGTATCGTCTAAAAGATGATACTTTTGTAAAATTGAAATCAACAGATTATGTTTTCAAACATAAGAGTAATGATAGAGTGCGATTTGACCGACACATCGTTCAAGCAATCTATTCGAAAACTCTAGATGATATGCGAGCAAATGTCACCGAGCCAAACCAAAAGAGAATCGATTCTGTTGAGGCTGAGTGGAAAGATATGGTCGAAAGACTAACGAAAAAATTGAACACTTTGTTCGATCCACTTAAAGATATTGGCAATCGTAAATATTTTGCATCGCGAGTCTTCTCAGGCGATATGAAGCAATTTTCAGCATTTCTCTTTAGAATGTATGAGGGCAAAAGTGCTGGTACAATCTCTTCTGAATACATTGAAAAAAATCTATCAACAAACGCAAAATATGATAGAATGAAGGAGTTTATATATGAATCAACCAGTTGATGAAAGAGTTAAACTTCTAGGATCAAATCTGAGAAGAAAGCTTCTCAGATCTCCTAAAATTGCTATTTTGAAAGGCAAATACCGCACAAAATATTGGGTCATTTTTGATGAAAATTCCCTAGAGTATTTTGTTTCAGACGTTGTTATATTGAAAGTAAATGAACTTCAAGTTTTGCCTCCTATGATACTCACTGAAGACAACACCACTCTTCTAGGAGTTATCGAGGATCGTTCTAATTTAGAGTATGAGAAAGTAGAATATGTCGAATCTGAAACAAATTATGCCATATTTGGTAGATCACCACAAGATTAATCCTTATACGATTGTTAATATTAAAGTGACCAATCTCTTTCGTATGGGAACTCATCCTCTTTTCTATAGATTGTTGAAAAAATCGTCGGGTCTGAACCAATTTTTCTATTTTTGTTTTGTAGAGCCACGATTTCGACCAAGCACTAGCTTTGTTATCAAACCAAAGGTGAAAATCATCGGAAGTGGAGGGACTGATATTCTTTCTTTAGAGTTTGATAGTAAAGCGAAAGCGTTAGAGTATTTCTATATTCTAAATAAAGAGTATGAGGAATTTATTAAGCGGAACATTTAGTCTGCTTCTTAACAGAAAAAACGGATTTACAAAATGAAAAACATGAAAAATGTTATCTTAAATAACTCAATAAAGCACATTATCGCGGTTCTTACTGCAACATATGGAGTATTTCTTGGCGCGATGCTAAGTGGTTTCGGATCAATTCTTTTATTAATGTCTCTGATTACACTGAGTATTCCAGACATGGACCAATATAAGATTTTCACGACAGTTGCGATTCTAGCTATATTGGCATTACCAATCTCAATATCATTTGTCTTCAGAAAACCAGAAAAGTTAAATTTAGTATAGTATGATAAAAGTATACGGAACAAATAATTGCAGTTTTTGTTATAAAGCGAAAGTTTTATTAGAAGAACTAGATTACAACTTCGAATATATAGTTCTATCTGACAAAGAAACTCTATCCGAATTCAAAGAATTATTTCCTGGAAAGAAAACTGTTCCACAAATAATGTTTGACGGAGAGTATATTGGAGGATATAATGAATTGGTCGAATTTTTAAATAAAGGGTAAAAATGAATAAAAGTGAAACTTTAGAAGTGTTGTCTAAAAGAAGTGTCAACATTGAATTTATCAAGTCTGATGGAACTCGTAGAAAAATGTTAGTCACACTTAATTCAAGTTTTGGAATTCTCTGCTCACTGTTGATGGTATTGAGTTTGAGGAAACAGTTCAAAATGAAAAATGATGCAATTACAGTAATTGAGAACACTACTCCATTATATAAAAGAGACACCAAGGACAAGGTTAGAATATGGAGTCTACAGGTAGGAAAAGATGATGCTGATAACGGATATCATAGAACGCTTTCTGGCATAAAAGATGGTAAAATTGTGTATTCGACTTGGAAGAAAACTAGAGCAAAAAACGCCGGTAAGAAAAATGCGACAACTAGCTTAGAACAAGCTTTTGTTGATGTTAGTAATCGAAGTCGTCTTCAGAAAGAAGGCGGAGAATACTTTGAAGACATCAACGAAATTGATAATGTTACAAAAATTAAGGTTATGCTTGCAGAGACATATTCGTCTAAATCGACTCTGATAGAGTTTGATTTTGAAAAAGAGTATCTCATTTCTCAACCAAAGTTAGATGGAATTAGATGTGCCACATCGAAAGATGGTATGTTTACTCGTGGTGGTAAAAAAATCAATACTTGCCTACACATTTGGAATTCATTAGTACCATTCTTTATAGAGTTTCCAAGCGTTGTGATTGACGGTGAATTATACAATCACGAATTGAAAGAGAACTTCAACAAAATTTCGTCTTTGGTGAGAAAAGAATCTCCAAATGAAGAAGAGTTGTGTGTATGTCAAGAACTTATGCAGTATCACGTTTATGACTTCATTGCAGAAGGCAACTTTGAAGAGAGATTTGACAAATACGCACCAGCTTTGAATGAAATTTCTATTTTACCGACAAATAGCAAGTCTATTTTCATTGTCAAAAATACAAAAATTACAAACATAACTGAACTCGATAGTGCCTATCAATGCTATCTAGAAGATGGATATGAAGGCCAGATGGTTCGCTTTGTTGACAGTGAATATGAAGGAAGACGATCAAAGTCTCTTTGGAAACGCAAGGAGTTTATCACTGAAGAGTTTGCTGTTGATGATATTTTAGAAGGCAGTGGAAATTGGGCAGGCTATATTAAGCGGTTCTGTCTCAGTATGCCAAATGGAGCAAAGTTTAGGGCTGGAGTGCGCGGTGATCAAGAGTTAATGAGAGAATTGTTCCTAGCTAAGACTAAACCAGATTGGTGTACGTTAAGATATTTTGCGCTAACGCCGGATGGAATTCCAAGATTTCCGGTTGTGATTGATTGGGGTCAAGGGAAAAGAAACGATTGACAATAATCAATCCTTATGTTACAAATAGACATAAACCAACAGAAAGCGAGTTAAATGGCTGTTAGAAAAAAGAAGCGCAAATTCAGATCTGCCAAGTCTGTTGAAGAAGTGAGAGTTGGTGCAGCAACTACAGACTGGACAGATGTTGTAGTCACTGATAGTTTGGTTCGACAAAACCTAAATCACTATCATTACTTCTCAACTTCCAAAGACTATATCGCCTGGACAAACACTTGGGCGAAATCAAATCTATCGAAAGAAGATTACGCTGCATTTCGAAAAGCGGAAAGCTGGAAAGCCGGTGCTACACTTGGGTTCTTGTGTAAAATGATGCTAGACGGTGCTACGTTTGGTGAAAAACGTATGCAATGGATTCTCGATAACTTCGATAGGGTAATTCAGCGAGGAAAACTTAAGATTGCAGAAAGAACAGTAGATGTTCCGAAGCAAAAAAAAAATGTCCAAGACTTCATAGCTGAAAAGACTCACAAGCTGATATGTGAGTTAGAAGAAGTTCTAGACTTATGGGAAGATAATTTAGAGTTTGACTTTTACACATTCTTGAGAAGTAACGATTGTAGTCTCAAAAATGCTAGAGGCATTCTTAAATTCTATCTTCCCATTCATGCGGAATATGAAGCTGCGGTTAAACCAAAAAACAAAGAATTGTTTGAATCGTATTCTGCATATTCGAAGAAAAAACTCAGAAGTAAGCGGGACTTCATCAAGCGGTTGATCGATGATTGTGAAAAATTCGAGACTGCTAAAAAAGTGTCTAGAAAACCAAGAGTAAGTAAGGTAAAGAAAGGCAAAAAGATTGACCTTTCGAACGTCCAATTCTTAAAAGCAAACGATGAATATAAACTTCAAAGCAATATGCCAGAGAAGATTATTGGTGCAAGAGAAGTTTGGTTATTCAATCAAAGATATAGAACGTTATCTATCTTGATTGCTGAGGACACATTTACAATTAAGGGAACAACGATTCAAGGCTTAGATGATTCAAAGTCGTCATCCAAAAAGCTTAGAAAGCCAAATGAGTTTTTTGATGCAGTTCAAAAAACTACAAAGATTCGAGGTAGAAAGATATTCGAGAGTCTTAAAACGAAAGCGCAAGCTACAACTGGTAGACTTGGCAAAGATACATTAATCCTAAAGGTATATAAATGAACGAAGATGAAACAAACGAAGTCGAAGTTGAAGCTGAGGTAGAAATTGACAATCCAAAAGTCGTCAATTTCACTCATTATCGAAACACTGGCAGAGTTTCTGAGTATGTCTCTCCAATTGACATCGTTCAATTTGCAGATAAGTTTGCTACAGAACAACATATTAGAATTGCGCAAGAACTTCTTGAGCATGGAATCGACATTTCTGATCATCCAGAATGTTTCACAGACCTGCGAGCGATCAAGGCTGCTATTGTTGGAATGGTATTAACTTCTGAAGATAAGTACACTGCATTTCAAGTCATGATTAGAAAGATGCTTCATCCTGTTGACAACCAAGCGTCGATGGCGCTCTTTGCAGACAGTTATTTGAGTGTGGATGAAGAATGAACATTGTAATCATACGATATAGTCCAAGAAATACTGAGGATTTAATTCAATCTAATGACGCTTTCATGCGTCATCCAGTCAATGGATATAAAATGTTGGTGAAGTCTTATAGAGACACATTCGAAGTTTCTGATGGAGATTATATTGCTAATATAGGAGGCTACCATTACGTTTTCTCTAGAGAAATTTCTCAGATTGAGTTGACGCAAAATGTTATTCCATCTTTGATTCAAAAAGCAAATTTTGTTATGATGCATAGCCAAGGAGATGGGTTTGGTGACATTGTAGATGAATTTTTTAATAGAGGTTAGACGTAAATGATACTTGTCGATATGAACCAAGTTATGTTAGCAACACTTATGGTATCTTTGGGAAATCATAAAAATGCTGAAGTAGACGTTTCAATGTTGCGCCATATGATTCTAAATTCAATTAGAATGAATTATGTTAAATTCAAGGCAACATACGGTGAAATGATTATCTGCACCGATGGAAGTAATTATTGGAGACGAGATTATTTTCCACAATATAAAGCAGGACGAAGAAAAGCAAAAGCTGAATCTGAAATGGACTGGAAAACTATTTTTGAGGCTTTTGATACAATTCGGGCAGAAATTAAAGAGTTTATGCCATATAAAATTCTTCAATTTAATCGTGCCGAGGCAGATGATATTATAGCCACGATTGTTCACGAAGAAGGAAGACTGTTAAATACAGGTGAACCAATTCTAATTCTCTCTGGAGACAAGGATTTTATTCAACTTCACTCGTATAGTAATGTGAAGCAGTATGATCCAACGAGAAAGAAGTATATCCAAAATTCTTCTCCAGAGCAATATTTAAGAGAGCATATCATCAAAGGCGACGCTGGCGATGGTGTACCAAATATTCTTTCTGACGATGATACGTTTGTTACCGGAAAGAGGCAGGCCCCTATCACTAAGAAAAGATTGACTAAGTATCTAGAACTTGAACCAAGTGAAATGGAAACTTCTGTTGAAAGAAACTATCATCGCAATAAAATGATGATTGACCTTAGTCAAGTTGAAGAGAGTATAAAAGAAAAAATTCTTGAAGGCTACAGAGAACCAAATACCAAAGACAGATCAAAATTGATCAATTATTTTATGAAAAATAAGCTAAAAATGCTAACAGAAAGGCTATCGGACTTTTAATATGGTAAACAGAAAAATTTCAGAAATCGTTTATGATGCTTGTAAAGCGAAAACGAAAAAAGATAAGATTGAAATTCTAAAGAAAAACAATTCTATCGCGCTTAGAACAGTCCTTGCACTTGCATACGACAAAAATCTAAAACTTCTCATTCCTAAAGTTGATAGGAATGATGAAACTACACGTCCTCCATATCGACAATCAAACGTTTCTGATAGTCAGGGAGTATTGTACTCTCAATACAAGAAACTGCCGTATTTTGTTGAAGGATGTATCGCACAGAAACCATTCAAGGGATTGACGATTGAAGTTATTCGTTCTGCCCTTGGTAATTTCGTTTAATTGGAATAGATATGAGAAACTACGAAGACTCAGATGAAAGCTTTGAAAAGTTTACAAAACGAGACCCTAAGAGATATGACAGCAAAAAACGCAAAATTCAAAAAGCGAGGCGAAACAAGTCTAAAGCTAGAAACGACTCTTTAAGCGGAAGATAATAGATGAGGGATGAAGACACAATAGTCTTTGTCCCTTATTGACATTCACTTTTGAATGTGATATGATGACCTATAGTTTATAATGAGGAATATAATGTATAACGAAGAACACAAATCTTGGTCAATCTCTGAACGATTTGGTTTACCTGAACACGCGGGCGATTTGATGGTTAAACTCTTCAACAGTTCCTTTGCATCTGCACACTTATCTCCAATGGCTGGAGCAATCGAATACGTCGAAAAACTACATAAGATTCACGGAGTAGTGTTTCATGCAGTAACAAGCTATAGCGACTGTCCATGGGCTATCCAAGCGCGCCTAGAGAACCTCCAGAGATACTTTGGAAATGCAATTGATCGTGTTGTGAGTGATACATTTCATAACGGCAAAGAGGATATGTTAAAGCCATATGAAAATAGTGGTTTAATTTGGATCGAAGATAGTCCAAGAAACGCGATTCTCGGAACAAATATGGGACTATCATCAATTTTGCTTAGTCAAGACTACAACCTCAAATTCGACAACGATAAAGAAGACGTGGTTCGATGCGATTCTTGGAAAGAGATTTACGAGTATTTGACATATGTTGAAGAAGATGTCCAAGAAGTCACTGAAACTTTGGGCGATGATATTGACGGTGATGAAGAGAATTCAGAAGGACATACCGAATGAGGACAGTAAAACTCAAAAAACCTAATGTAGTTTATCTGCAATATGATGAAGCTGATTCATGGTTCACAAGAGAATTTAAGGATCATCATGCAACAAATTCAACATTTAAAGTTGAAACGAGAATGGATTTCTATAAGAGAAAATTCAATAGATTCAAGTTTGAAACTAGAAGAAACTATCACAAATATATAAAAAATGGTAGATGGTTTTCATATAGAAGGTTTCCTGGTAATCACGTTTTGATTGGAATTCCATGCTTTACAATATCAAATATACCAAGACATAAGACTTGGGCAATAGCAAGAAGACCTGGACCTTTTAATACTCAAGGTCTTTCAAATGAAGCGCGATGGTCATATAGAACTCCGAGATATATAGGCGATATTGAATAATACTTTCTCTCTAAATACAAATGTTAC